AAATTTGTGGATATGGGAAGAATATGATGCATCTTGTTCTTATTTGTTGGTAGCCGATGTGGCCCGAGGAGATGGTGCAGACTATTCTGTGTTCCACATCATAAAATTGGAAACAATGGAGGTTGTCGCGGAATATCAAGGAAAGCCAAATCTTGATATGTATTCAAATATTCTGATGCAGGCAGGAAAAGAATATGGAAATTGTCTACTTGTAGTGGAAAATGTGGGTATCGGTATTTCGGTGCTGGAAAAATTAATAGATCTGCAATATCCCAACTTATATTATTCAGTAAAGAGTACTCATGAATTTGTAGAGAGTCGCCAGGCCGAGTCCAACACTAATGCTGTGCCCGGTTTTACCACCTCTTCGAAGACGCGCCCCCTAATTGTCGCAAAATTGGAAGAATTCATCAGGAACAAACTAATTAAAGTATATTCGGTTCGTTTTTCTAATGAATTGCGGACTTTTATTTGGCATAATGGCAAACCCCAGGCCATGCGGGGATACAATGACGATTTAATAATGGCACTAGCAATTGCTTGCTGGGTAAGGGATACCGCCCTCACTGTAAACAAGCGAGAGGTAGAATTTAAGAAGGCATGTTTGAATTCAATTATAAAAGTTGATACCAAAATCAATACCGCCATTCCCGGCATGCAGGGGTATGACAGAAGACAAAGTTTGGATGACAAAATGTTCAAGGAAAAAGACAATTATGACAAATATTCATGGTTAATTAAAGGATAGAAAATGGCAGACCAAAAAAAGAACCCAAACAACTCCCAATCTGAGCTTTTTAGAAGGCTTACAAGATTATTTTCAGGACCAATTGTAAATTGGAGAACTCAGATGAATCGCAAGATTCGTCGAACTGCGCTGGATAAATATTCTACGGACTTCAGGTCAGCGTCAGGCCAGCAATTCAAAAAGGCTGAATATTCCCCTTTTGATGTCATGCATTCCAAAATCATGGCCCAACAAAATAGAGCAGAAAGATATGTTGACTATGAACAAATGGAATATATGCCAGAAATCGCATCTGCGCTTGATATTTATGCCGATGAAATGACAACGCACTCCGCACTCTCCCCTATGATGCACATAGAGTGCCCAAATGAGGAAATTAAGGCAGTTTTGGCCTCTTTATATGAAAATATTCTGAATTTGGACCACAATTTGTTTGGCTGGTGCCGATCCATGTGTAAATTCGGTGACTTTATTTTATATCTGGATATCGACGAAAGATTTGGTATTAAGAACGTGATTCCGGTCCCACTACGCGAAGTTGAAAGACTAGAAGGCGAAGATCCTACAAATCCCAACTATGTACAATATCAGTGGAATTCTGCAGGAATGACATTCGAGAACTGGCAGGTGGCTCACTTTAGAATCTTGGGTAATGACAAATATTCCCCATATGGAACATCTGTGTTGGATGCAGGTCGCCGCATCTGGCGTCAATTGGTGTTGATGGAAGATGCGATGATGGCCTACCGTATCGTAAGGTCTTCGGAAAGAAGGGTTTTTTACATCGATGTGGGAAATATTGCCCCGCAGGACGTTGAAACCTTTGTGCAAAAAACCATTACTTCAATGAAGAGAAATCAAGTGGTGGATGCAAACACAGGAAGGGTTGACCTACGATATAACCCTCTTTCGGTTGAGGAGGATTACTTTATCCCCATTCGCGGTGGAGAGTCTTCCAGGATCGATACTCTTCAGGGCGGACAATTTACGGGAGATATCGATGACGTTAAGTATTTACGCGACAAAATGTTTGCGGCCCTCAAAATTCCGGCTGCTTATCTCTCTAATGGGGAGGAGGGCAGCGAAGATAAAACAACGTTGGCCCAAAAAGATGTCCGTTTTGCTCGAACTATCCAGCGCCTACAAAGATCTGTCATTGCCGAATTGGAAAAAATCGGCATTATTCATCTATATACCCTTGGCTTCAAGGGGGATGATTTAGTTAGTTTTAGATTGAAATTAAATAATCCTTCTAAAATCGCCGAACTCCAAGAACTGGAACATTGGAAACAAAAATTTGACATTGCAGGCGGCGCAACAGAGAACTTTTTCTCGCGTCGGTGGATAGCCCAGCACATCTTTAGTCTTTCCGAGGAAGAATTTGTCCGCAATCAACGTGAAATGTTCCACGATAGAAAATATGAAGCGGAACTCAATGCAGCTGCCGAAGCAGCAGGAGAACAGGCAGCAGCCTCCTTCGGGGGAGACACCGATGAGGGCTTAGATCTCGAAGATATTGGAGACGATAGCGGTTTAGATTTAGACCTCAGCGATGAGGGGGAAGATATCGATCTGGAAGGAGGCACAGAAAGCATTCCAGATGATGAGCCTCTCTTAGCATCTCCATCAAAAAGAAATGACGGGGGCAGAAAAAAGACTTCGTATTCAAAAAGCGCCAGAGATGCCAGGGGCAGAAAAAAGACTTCGTATTCAAAAAGCGCCAGAGATGCCAGGGGCAGAAAAAAGACTTCGTATTCAAAAAGCGACCATACTCCAAAGAATACCGGTGTTAAAAACGGCGACCGGCGCGAGTCAGGCGGAAGATCTCAATCATATAAGAGCCTAGCTTTTCCAAAGCAAAAAGACATCACAGCCGGCTCATCAGAGTTGAAAAAATTATCTACTGGAATTTTTACAGAGTCGGATAATAGCAACTACTTATTAGAAGAGAAAAGTATTTTTGATACAAACATACAGGTTAAGAACCTAATTTCAGAATTAGAAAGAACGGAGATTCAAATCGATGAAGATGAAACACAACAAGAAGCGTAACACAGCTTTTATTTATGAGGCTATCATTCGCGAATTGGCAAAGGCGATTCATGAAGGTGGAATATCTCGAAAGAAGAAGATTATTAAAATAATCCGTGAGGCATTCAATGGAAACACACTTCTTTCAAAGGATCTGGAGCTATATAGATCCATACTGGAGGCGAAGGCCCTCGACTTATATACGGCTGAAAAGATCTTATTTCAATCTAGAATCCAGAAGGGGTCTCTAAATCACCAAGAGTTATTCAAGAAACAGAGCGAGCTTATTGAGACTATCAATAGGACAATTTCGTCGGAAGTTTTTAATAATTTTGTCCCTAACTATAAGGAATTGGCTACATTATTTCAAATTTTCCACCCCAAAACCAAAACAAAGAGTCGAATATTGTTGGAGAAACAGATTCTCGAAAGAATGACATCGGACAATGCACCCTCCCCGTCGGTCAAACCCATAGATAACCTTACATACAAGACTTTTGTTTCAAAATTTAATGAAAAATACACTTCATCTCTTTTGTCCGAGCAAAGGGCACTTTTATCACACTTTGTCGGCTCTTTCTCTGATAATGCCTTGGAGTTGAAAATTTACTTAAATGAAGAAATCCCCAGGCTTTTACAATCTGTGGCAGAATCTCGTAGGACGCCCGAGGTATCTGGCGATCCGGACATGCTCAATAAAACTAATCAAGTCATTGAAATTCTAAAAAATAGCCATACACGGAAAATTGACAAAGACTATGTTCACGAAATCCTCAAAATCCAGAATCTTGTAAAGGAATTGGAATAATGCCTATTTCTTTAAAAATTCAGCAAGATGTAGAAGAGCGCGTCATCACTCTAGAATTAAAGGCAAAAAAATCACTCGATGGAAATATAATGATTTTTGATCACGAAGAAATGGATATTGTGGTGATGCCTGCAAAGAGCAAGATCGTAACTTTCGCCAAAAATGATTTTTCCGAATTGGTATATAATGCCCAGAGTCGCCTTTTTGAATTTTTAAAGAGAAAGGGCGTTGTGGAATATGAATCGATCCAGGGAGGGAGCGTTTATGGATCGCTGGAGGGAAATATTCCGCTGCCAGAAGCGAAAACCATTAATTCTATTGACTATGCTGTTTATGGCATATACAAATTTCTTAAAGAAGAGCGCCCATATTATGATTATATGAATCAATATGAGGAAATGTTAGATGATTATTTCACCTATCCAACCGATCAGGACTCTACAGAACTCGGAGAGGTCCCGCAAGCGAAAGAAAAAGGCTCCATCCGTCCCGGCTATAATTATGCACCGTATTGGATGAGTTACGTTTTAGAGTAGGATATCCGTGTGTCTTTGATGTATTTTATTTTGGCCGCCTATGGCCTCACTCAACTGTTGGTATATGGCAGATTATTTAATCGCATCCGCCCAAAAGGCTATTTTTGGTCTTGTCCGATGTGCATCGGCTTCTGGGTGGGTGTGTTTTTATGTGGTATTAACCCTCTGACAGAACTATTTATATTTGAACTTTCGTTTGTGAATCTATTTATTTGCGGATGTATAAGTTCTGGAACATCATATATATTAAATATGATTTTTGCCGATTCGGGCCTCAAGCTCGATGTTAAAGGGAACTAGATATGTTCATAAGATGGATGCTTAGAGGTGTCAGACGTTGTAAAAACGGCTGTTGACTATTTTAGAGGAAGAAAAATGAGTAAAGTTTTATTAAGAGAATATTATGCCCTATGTGAGGGAGGCGTATGCCAAGATCTCCTCACAGAAGCAGAAAAAAAAGACATTAAAGAGAATAACGCGATGTACCTCACGGGCTTGATGCAGCAGTGTGAAATTCAAAACGGCAACGGCCGCGTATATCCAGAGCGCGTTCTTATGCGTGAAGTGGAGATTTATAAAAAACTCGTAAAAGAAAGGCGAGCCCTCGGAGAACTAGACCATCCAGATGACTCCGTTATTAATCTCAAAAACGCCAGTCATATGGTTACCAATATCTGGGCGGATGGTCCCAAAGTGATGGGTACGGTAAAAGTTCTCGCCACTCCATCAGGAAATATTCTGCGCTCCTTGGTTGATAGCGGTTGCCAGCTTGGCATTTCCTCACGCGGCCTCGGTTCGGTCAGTGAGAGTATGCAGGGTGGTGTCATCGTCGAAGACGATTTCCAACTCATCTGCTTTGATTTCGTTTCAGAGCCAAGCACGCCAAATGCCTTTATGAATTTGCAAGAAGGCAAACAATATAAAGAGCCAAATATTTTTACCAAAGCCGATAGAATCAATCGAGCTTTAAATGATATCTTGGATAATAAATGAAAAAACAAGAATTACAAAAAATCTTAAAACCCCTTATCAAAGAATGCATCAAGGAAGTAATCTTTGAAGAAGGAGTTTTATCAAATTTAATTAAAGAAGTCGCACTGGGTATTGGTTCTCAACAGACAATTGTCGAAACAATTGAAACAAAAGATCCAGCGCCAGACTTCTCAAGAAGTCAGCGTGTGGAACTTCAAGAAGAATCTCGGCGCGGTATGGAAGACACAAGGCAGAAGTTAGAGCAATCTCTGGGCTCGTCCACTCTTGGTGGCATATTTGAAAACGTAGAGCCTATTCCGCCAGGTGGTGAGTCTCCGGCCAAGACATCTGATGGTCAGAGCCCCCTGTCTTTGTATGCGGCCAATGACCCCGGAGTGGATATCTCGGGTCTCATGAGCCTGGGCGGGAACAAGTGGAAAAACATGATTTAGGAGTTAGCCATGGCTAAAAAAGCAGTAAATGTCTCGACGCGCCCTCGCGGCCACAACGACAATCCCCAGAAAATGATAAGGCGTTTTATGCGCAAGGTGAAGAAGGAAAGGATTTTGGAGCAATTTAGGAATAATAGATTCTATGAGAAGCCTTCCACCAAAAGAAGGAAAGCTGCCAAAAGAAGAAGAAGAGTTTTAGACAAATTGCGAGAAAAAGAAAGAAATTCATAAAATAAAAACTAATTATAAGATGGAATAGGAACAAAGAATGTCAATTTATCAATATAAGGCCGGATT